GCAGGAGGAGCAGGCGAGGGCGGCTGAAGCCCTTCGTCAGCAACAACTTGAGGCGGCTCGACAGGCGGAGTTGAGACGTCAGCAGGAGGAGCAGGCGAGGGCGGCTGAAGCCCTTCGTCAACAGCAGGTGGCAGCGGCGAGAGAGGCCGCAGAGCGCGCTGCACAAGAGGCGGCACAACTGACGCGAGAGCCTACGCCGTATACTTCTCCTTCGGGGATTGACTATAGCGTCACGGCCACTGGTCGTCCGTATGGTGAACCCGGGGGTATGGACGGTTCGTTGGGGCTCTACGTCAGCGGGGCAGAGGCTGCGCTGGGACCGGATACGGGAATACTGTACGGGGATCTGCCTGATTACTACGGGTCGTATGGGGCGGATCTTGGGGTCACCCCGGGCTACAGCTTTAACCCGGCGACAGGCCGCGTTGAGCCCAACCCGGTCGTGGACCTCGGTGAGATCAGCATTCCGCCGGAGGAGCAGGACCCATTCGACTTCTCGAATGTGGAGCTTCCTAGGGACTGGGTTGAATCCGTTGAACAGAACCTTGTTCGAAACCCAGAGACGGGACGACTTGAGCCGTCAGAATCCCCCACAATGGAGAGCCTGTACGACACGCTCTACGAGAACTTGGTGGGCGTTGGCGAGGCCGACACGTTCGGCGAGCGCCTAGGTCAGGGGATCAATGACCTAGGCACGCAGTTCGTGTCTGGTGTTGCGACGACGGCTGCAAACACGGTTTCGACGCTGGGCAACATCGCGAACTACCTGTCGGACGGCGGCACTAAAAGCATCGAGATGGACACCGATCCGGTGACCGGGGAGACCTTCTTCAGGGAAGTGACGGGGCCGGTGACGGGCAACCCGCTTCAGAGCGTCTACGACGAGCTGATGCAGTTCTCGCAGGACTTCAAGGCGGAGAACCTGAGCGAGACGGCGAAGGCGGCGCTGAGGGGGACGGTTATCTCGGGGGACATCTTCAACCCCAGCGCTGGCATAAGCCTCGGCGACGACCCGAGCATGTTCGGTTTGATCTTGCAGGTTGCCGAGGTTGTTCCGTCGCTGCTGGGTCCGTTGGCCGTGAGCCGGTACAGCACGATTGCTGGCATGGGAACCGCCGGGGTGATTGCGGCGGGCGACCTCGAGCAAGATGCGCGGACCTACATGCGTGAACTGGCCAGCAGTGGCCAGATGCAGAACCTGCCTGCGTATCAGGAACTGATCGACCAAGGATTCAGCCCTGCTGAGGCTGCTCAAGCGCTGGAGAACAACGCGTCGCAGTGGGCGGCTACGGTTGGCGCGCCGATTGCGGCGCTGGCTGGCGGTGCGTTCAATAAGGTTGCGAGCACCACCTTCACGCGTGGGCTCCTTTCGAAGGGTCTTGTTGACGGGACGCTGGCCAAGGGCGCGAATATCGCCGGGAAGGCGGCGGCTGGTTCGGCCATCGAGAGCGTGACGGAGGTTCTGGAGAACACGAGCGCGAAGCTCGCCACGAACTTGGGCGTTGGGACTGACCGTAACATCACCGAGAACAGCTTCCGAGAGGCGGTCCTTGGTGCGATGGGCGGTCTCACCGCGTCGGTTGGCGGGTCTGGCGCTGTTCCGGTGGACCCCGGAACGGGCGCCCCGCCTGCTCCGTACACGGCTCTTTCTTCGATCAACAACCCGCTGCTGGATCAGGCGGACAAGTCGAGGGTCCAGACCCTGCTGGACACGTCCGGGCCTGCTGCGTCGGCGGGTACGGGCCTTACCTTCAATCAGGACACCGGCCAGTACGAGGAGGTCACGCGCGGGCTTGACCTGATTGGGGACTATGTCAGGCAAGGGGACGGGACGTTCGATCTGCTGTTCCCGGACACAGAGACGGCGCGGAATGTTGCGGACGATCTCGGCATCAGCACGGCTGGCCTGTCTGGGGATCAGATCGCCAAGTCGATTGCTGACAAGTTCGGCGCGGCGGGCGGAAACATCGGGCCGGGCGAGGCGCTGCTTGGGACTACAGAGCCTGTCACGGGAGAAGCCGGAGCTGGGACGACTGGCGCGGGCACGCCCTCAACTGGCGCGGGCACGCCCTCAACTGGCGCGACCGGCGCGGGCACGCCTTCTACCGGTACCGAAACCCTCTTCGCGGAACCCGATCTTGGGCTCGGAGATCCGCTGTCCGACCCTGCGTTCACATGGGCTGCGGATCTTGTGAGCGAGGTCGATCAGCTTGGCACGGTCAGCGACATCACGCTGCAGCGGCTGAATGCTGACCCTGCGATCTCCAACACGGCGGTGGCGTCTGAGCTCAACGCCTTGGGCATCCCAGCGACGGTTGATCCCACGACGGGGCGCGTTGTTCTAGGCACGGGAACCGCGCAGCCTACTGCGGATACCACGGGAATTGGCACTCTTCCGGGTGCGTCTGTGGTTACTGGCGCTCCTCTCCCTGCGGAAGTGGTGATGGACTCGGTCGGCAACACGGTGGTTCTGACCAACACCACCACGGGCGAGTCACGCACGGTGCAGAAGGACGCGTCGGTTGCCCAAGAGGTGGAGGCGCTGGCCAACAACCAGCCATCTCCGAGCGGGGCGACGTCCACGTTCACCACTACGGGCACAGGTACTGGAACGGATACGACCGGTACAACCACAACTGGAACAACTACAGGCACTACAACCACGGGCACCACGACCGGTACGACCGGCACAACTACCACGGGAACCACCGGCACAACCACTGGACCCACGACGGACGACACGACCGGACCGGGGGACGAGTCCGTTACGGGTCCCGCTACGGAGCCCGGCGCTGGGACTCCTACCACTCCGCCTCCTCCGGGCGACAGCGGTGGTACGCCCCCCGGCGCTCCTCCGGAAGAACCTGCTGGTACGCCTCCCGGAACGCCGTCTGGAACTCCTCCGGAAGAACCACCCGAGGAGACGCCGGAGACGCCGGAGACGCCCGAGGTTCCCGACATCACCGGAGAGGCCGTCCCTGATTACACCGGAACGCAGGCCCCGTCCCCCATGACGGGCCGCATGCGCCCGGTCATAGGTCCGAGATACGTGCCGGTACCGACGGGGGGCTACTACCAGTACTCCCCGGAGCTGGTGGGCGGCGTTTCGACGTTCGAGCTGCTGTATCCCGGAGGCTACGGGGCCCCGGTTCCGAGCGCGCCGAACTACGCGGCTGCGCCTCCGCCTGACCGTGTTGTTTTTGCAACACCTCCGGTTCCGGAGCAGAACTACTATGTCCAGCAGGGCATAGGTTCTGTGACCCCGGAGCAGGTTCTCGAGCTACAACGGCGTCTTGGCTACATTAGATGAACATTCACGCGCTGCCTGATGACGTGCTCCGTGAGCTGTTGATGCTCACGGAGGCGAAGTATCGCCTTGAGATCCGGGAGAAGGCGAGCGAGAACTTCATGCCGTTCGTGCACCACGTGTACGACAACTTCATCGAGGGCCAGCACCATCGGATCATTGCCGAGAAGCTGGAGCGTGTGGCTCGAGGGGAGTTGAAGCGGCTGATCATCAACATGCCGCCTCGACACTCGAAGTCGGAGTTTGCCAGCTACCTGATGCCTGCGTGGTTTCTGGGGCGGAACCCGAAGCTGAAGATCATTCAGGCCACGCACAACACCGAGCTGGCGGTTCGGTTTGGCCGCAAGGTCCGAGATCTGCTGGACGATCCCCGGTATCGGGAGATCTTCCCGAACACGACGCTGAAGGAAGACAACAAGGGCGCTGGCAAGTGGGGCACTGACAAGGGCGGCGAGTACTTCGCTGCGGGTGTTGGCGCTGCGGTGACGGGCCGTGGCGCGGACCTGTTCATCATCGATGACCCGCACTCGGAGCAGGACGCGTTGAGCGACACTGCGTTCGACCATGCGTACGAATGGTACACGTCCGGTCCTCGGCAGCGTCTGCAGCCGGGCGGCGCGATCATTCTGGTCATGACGCGCTGGGGCAAGAAGGATCTGACGGGTCGGCTGATCGAGGCGCAGGCTTCGGACGTGATGGCGGATCAGTGGGAGGTCGTGGAGTTCCCTGCGATCATGCCGAGCGGCAAGCCGCTGTGGCCTGAGTTCTGGGAGAAGGACGAGCTGCTGCGGATCAAGGCGGCTCTCCCGGTCGCCAAGTGGAGCGCGCAGTGGCAGCAGCTGCCGACGGGCAGCGAGTCTGCGATCATCAAGCGCGAGTGGTGGCAGGACTGGGAGAAGGAAGACATCCCGAAGGTGGACTACATCCTTCAGGCGTATGACACGGCGTACTCGAAGAAGGAGACGGCGGACTTCTCGGCAATCACGACTTGGGGGATCTTCAAGCCGAAGGAGGGAGGTCCGGATCACATCATCCTGCTGGACGCGCAGCGCGGGCGATGGAGTTTTCCGGAGCTGAAGGAGCTGGCGTATGAGGAGTTCAAGTACTGGGAGCCGGACATGGTCTTGGTCGAGGCCAAGGCGTCCGGTCGTCCGCTGATCGACGAGCTCCGATTGCGTGGCATCCCGGCGCTGGGGTTTTCACCGGGCAAGCGCGCGGGTGGGGGCGGCGTGGACAAGACGACGCGGATGCACATGGTTGCGCCGATGTTCGAGGCGGGGCTGGTTTGGGCGCCGAAGAGCAAGAAGTTCTCGGACGAGGTCATCGAAGAGGTTGCATCCTTTCCATATGGAGACCATGACGACTTCTGCTTGGCTGAGGGCACACAGGTCCTTATGGCAGACGGATCTCTTGTCTCCGTAGAACAGGTTCGGGCAGGTGATCTGGTTCACACGCCCGCCGGGCCTAAGCCGGTTCTTGCTGCTCAGCTCACCGGGGTAAAACCGGTGTTGAAGCTGACGGCAGGAGACAACGTCTTACTGGGTACAGCAAACCATCGCGTGGCCACCACTTCCGGGTGGAAACGCCTTGACACAATAAGCGTGTCTGATACAGTGAAGCTTGCACCACCTAAGGAGCTGCTTCTATGCCGTTTGAAACAGATGCAAGTGTGCTGTCCGAACTTGTCGTCTTTGGCGGCAGAAGCTATCGCCGCTACCCGAGTTCTCGCCACCGGCATCTTCGAGAATACTTCTCCCGTTCTGGTGGGCGACGGTTTCTCCACCAAGATGTCTGGGAGCGCTACAATGGTCCCATTCCAGAAGGACATCACATCCACCACGTGGACGGTAACAGCCGGAACAACGCCCCGGAAAACCTCGTTTGTATCCCGGCTGATGACCACTGGAAGGAGCATCAGGAAGACCGGCAAGAGCACGGCTTTTCTGAAAGGAACCTCGAGCATCTGGCACGTTGCCGCGAGAAAGCTGCCGACTGGCATAGAAGCGAGGAAGGAAGGCTTTGGCACCGAGACGTTTCCGCTGGATTTCTTGAGGCTGCCCGTGCCCGCCTTCGGGAAAAACGCGCTGTTCAACGCGCTGACCCCCAGCTTGCGACGTGCGAAGAATGCGGCTGCTCGTTTCCTTCGCCAACAGGTCGTGCAAAGCTCTGTTCTGCGACGTGCGCCAGTCGAAAGAGTCGTCGAAACCGGCGAGAGCGCAAGGGTGTATGACCTGAAGGTTGCGGACGCTCACTGTTTTTATGCCAATGGCTTTCTGGTCCACAACTGTGATAGCATGACGCTAGCTTTGATGCGGTTTCGTCAGGGCGGCTTTATCGCGCTTGCCGGGGAAGAAGAGCCGGAGGGCAAAGAGTTCCGGCGCAAGAAGGAGTACTACTGATGGCTCTGCCTCCCATTCCGTTTGGCGCGCAGATGGACCTGCCTCTTCCTGCCGCGCAGCCGGAGCTTGAGGGCGTTGACGTATCTGTCCCCGAGGTCAACGACTTCGAGGGCGGCGTTGAGATCATCGAGCAGCCGGACGGCAGCGTCATTCTGCGAGAGCCGATGGACGAGGGCATCGGAGAGGTGCCGCACACTGCAAACCTCGCCGAGTACATGGACGAGGATGAGCTGCAGCGGATTTCGACGGAGCTGCGCGCGTCGTACCAAGACGACATCATGTCTCGCAAGGAGTGGGAGGAGGCCTACACGAACGGCCTCAACCTGCTGGGCATCAAGCACGAGGAGCGCTCGGAGCCGTTCGAGGGCGCGTCGGGTGTGACGCACCCGCTCATCAGCGAGAGTGTAACCCAGTTCCAAGCTCAAGCGTACAAGGAGCTGCTGCCGTCTGGTGGGCCTGTGAAGACCCAGATCCTAGGTGCGGTGACCAAGGAGCGTGAGGAGCAGGCGCAGCGGGTCAAGGAGTTCATGAACTACCAGACCACGGAGGTGATGGAGGAGTACGATCCGGATATGGATCAGCTCCTGTTCTACCTGCCGCTGTCGGGGTCTGCGTTCAAGAAGGTCTACTTCGACGAGTCACTGCAGCGCGCGGTGTCGAAGTTTATCCCTGCGCAGGATCTGGTTGTTCCGTACTCGGCCACGGATCTCCTGACGTCGCCGCGTGTGACGCATGTCCTGCGGATGGACGAGAACGACCTGCGGAAGATGCAGGTTGCCGGGTTCTACCGGGACATCGACCTGACGCCGGACGGGAACGAGAAGCGCGATCAGGTTCGCGAGAAGGTTGACGATATTCAGGGCACGACGCCCTCGACGCAGGACACGACGTTTGTTCTGCTCGAGATGCACGTTGCGCTCGATCTCGAGGACTTTCCGGACCTTTCCCCTATGGGAGAACCCACGGGCATCAAGCTGCCCTACATCGTGACGATTGACGAGTTGTCCGGGGAGATCCTGTCGATCCGGCGCAACTTCGACGAGGGCGCGGAGCTTGCGAGGAAGAAGCAGTACTTCGTCCACTACAAGTTCCTGCCGGGTCTGGGGTTCTACGGCTTCGGCCTGATCCACATGATCGGCAATCTGGGCCGTGCTTCGACCAGCATTCTTCGCCAGCTGATCGATGCGGGCACGCTGTCGAATCTGCCGGGTGGCTTCAAGGCCAAGGGCATGCGTCTGCGCGACAGCGACAGCCCGATCCAGCCGGGCGAGTGGCGTGACGTTGACGTGCCGGGCGGGGACCTCCGCAACTCGCTGATGCCGCTGCCATACAAGGAGCCGTCGGCCACGCTGGCGCAGCTGCTGGGTGCTCTGGTCGAGGCTGGGCGCCGGTTCATTTCGCTGGCTGACGAGCGCGTCAGCAACATGAACCAAGAGATGCCGGTGGGCACCACGGTTGCGCTGCTTGAGCGTGGCATGAAGGTGATGTCGGCGATCCACAAGCGCCTGCACTACGCGCAGCGTCAGGAGTTCAAGATCCTCGCGCGGATCTTCGCGGAGAGCCTGCCGCAGGAGTACCCCTACGAAGTCGCTGGTGGTGACAGGACAATCAAAGCAAGCGACTTTGATGGCAGAATTGACGTCATTCCTGTCAGCGACCCGAACATCTTCTCAATGTCGCAGCGGATTGCGCTGGCTCAGACCCAACTGCAGTTGGCACAGTCGAACCCGGACATCCACAACCTGCATGCGGCGTATCGACGCATGTATCAGGCGCTCGAGGTCCAGAACATCGACGAGTTGCTGCCGCCTCCGCCGCAGCCTCAGCCGGTTGATGCCGTTATCGAAAACGGTAAGGCGCTGGCGGGCAATCTGCTGCAGGCGTTCGAGGGCCAGAACCACGACGCGCACATCGAGATCCACATCATGGCGCTGCAGCTGCCGCTGGTGCAGGCGTCACCTCCGGTCATGGGCGTCCTGATCTCCCACATCATGGAGCACGTCTCGTTGCTTGCGCGTGAGCAGGCGGTTGTCGAGGTGCAGGGCCTGATCGCACAGACGCAGATGATGGCGCAGACGGGCGCGGTTGATCCGGTGCAAGCGCAGCAGCAGATCATGCAGGTGCAGCAGCAGATGCAGAACCCGGAAGAGCTCGAGAAGCTGGTGGCCATGCAGCAACTTTCGTTACTGCAAAAGGTAATGGCGCGGATGATGCCGCCGCCTGCGGATCCGATGCAGGACCCGCTGGTTCAAATCCGGATGAAGGAAGTCGGGCTCAAGGAGCAGGACATCCTCCGCAAGGCGCAGGCTGATGTTGCTGACAACATGATGGAAGAGAAGCGCATCCAACAGCAGGCGCTGTCCACGCTGGCTCGGATCGAGAGCCAAGAGCAGATCGCGGACGACCGCAACGCTGTGAACCTGACGCGTATCGACATGCAGCGGCAGAACATGATGATGAGGAACAACAATGCCCCTCCGAGAAGGTAAGTCTCAGAAGGTCATCTCGGAGAACATCCGCACCGAGATGGAAGCTGGCAGGCCTCAGAAGCAGGCCATCGCAATTGCGTTGTCGAAGGCTGGTAAGTCTAAGCCGCAGAAGAAGGCGGACGGTGGCATGGTCTCGTCGTTCAGCCGGATCGCGCGCCCGCAACGGTTTTTAGGAGTGTTCTGATGTTGTACAAGCACTGGAAGGACTACCCGCAGAGCAAGTGGCGCTGGTCGAGCTTCAGCCCCCGGGAGATGGCCTCGAAGCGCGAAGGCGAGTTGATGGTTGACGAGGACGCAATGGACAAGCTCCAAGCGCTTCGGCACAAACTCAACCGTCCTGTGATCATCACCTCTGCCTACCGCAGCCGGGCCCACAACAAGGCGGTTGGCGGGGCGGAAGAGAGCCTGCACATGCAGGGCAAGGCCTTCGACATCCGCATGGACAATCACGATCCGCAGGAGTTCGAACTGGTGGCTCGTGCTGTCGGGTTTAGCGGATTTGGTTTCTACCCGAAGCAGGGCTTCATGCACATCGACACGGGCCGTTCTCGGTTCTGGGGAACGCCATTCCCACAAACGGAGACCAAGCTCCCCGCCGAGCAGCCTGTTGGCAAGGAGCGCGAGAGTGTGTCCGAGAGCACGACGGTGCAGGCCTCGGCAGTCACTATCGCTTCCGGCGCTGGTACAGCGGTGGCAAGCGTGAGTGCGCTGGACGGCAATGCGCAACTGATCGTGGTTGCACTGGCAGCGATCATTGTTTTGGCTGGGGCCTTCATCATGCGTGAGAGGATCAAGGCGTGGGCGGCTGGCTGGCGCTGATACCGCTGCGGTGGAAGATCTACGCGCTGGTCGCGGCAGCGTTCGTTTTCGGGATTTTCGGTATGCGCGCCCGTTGGGTTGATGGCGCGCTTGCCGAGGCCGAGGCGAAGAGGAACGAGGCACGGCTGCGGGCGGTTAGGGAATCGAACGAGGTGAAGCGAGATGTTGAGAGCATGGACGACGCTGGTCTTGCTGACCGGGCTTCTCGCTGGCTGCGCAAGAAGCCTTGATGGCGACTACTGCGACATCGCGGTCCCTCACCTCTTCGGCGGTGAGGCGACGATCAAGTGGCTTGTAGCCAACGACCGGCAACTTCTGGTAGATACTGTAGTTCACAACGAAACCTACGAGCGCCTGTGCGGAGACCACGACCATGCGGATTGAGATCAAGATCCTTCCTGAAGAAGAGATGGAAGTGGACAAGTACGAAGAGGACGAGGACGGCGATATGTGCCCCCTCGCCACGATGGACCCTGAGGTCAACGCCGAGAACCGCGAAGAGGCGATGGAGTATGCCAACTATCGCGAGCCCGAGCCGGGCGCGGCGTTTCGTCAGGATCAGGTCTGCGGCAGCTGCGGCGCCTACAACCAGACCGAAGACATCATGGAGTGCATCGGCGACGAAACGGGCAACACCGGCTATTGCCAGAAGTGGAAGTTCGTTTGCGAGGCCATGTACACTTGCGATAGCTGGGTGAAGGGCGGTCCAATTACATCCGCTCAACAACAAAGTTATGGCGAGTTTTTCTGATGGATGTTGTGGACTTTGCAAAACGTATGTATAGGTTGTTGCGCCAGCGTGAGGAGGAACTCACGGAGATGCTTGCCAATGATGGCGCTCTTAACTGGGAGCACTACAAGTCTGTCGTAGGCGAGATACGGGGCCTCGCTTTCGCGCAGGATGAAATAAAGGCCCTGCTGGAGAAGACGGCAACCGATGTCGAGGACATTATATCTTCCTGACCATGTCGCTAAAAAGATCAACGCAGATCGACTTGCGGAGAAAGCCGCAACTTCTGTCGATGCTGCCTATGTCGAGCCGACGGATCGAGTCCTAGATCCGTCTCTTCTGGACAAATCACTTCTGGATCGTCTGCCTCAGCCCACGGGGTGGCGGATTCTTGTCATGCCGTACAAGGGCAAGACCCAGACGGAGGGCGGTCTGTTCCTCCCAGATGAGTTTGTCGAGCGTGAAGCGCTGGCCACGGTTGTGGCGTACGTCCTTCGCGTCGGCCCAGAGGCATACAAATCGGAGAGCAAGTTTGGTCCGGGGGCCGCTCCGTGGTGCAAGCAGGGCGATTGGGTTTGCATTGGCCGGTACTCGGGTTCCCGGTTCAAGATCGACGGCGGCGAGGTTCGCATCATCAACGACGACGAGGTGATTGCGACCCTGCTGAACCCGGACGACATCAGGCACGTATAGGAGGTGCACATGGCAGAAGCCATGCAGGAAGAAAACGATCTCGTAGAGGTCGAACTCGAGGACAGCAGCCCGGCGCAACCGGAGCCCGCTGCTCCTGTGGACACCGGTTCTGACGACGGGGACGACGATCTTCAGTCCTACAGCAAGAACGTCCAGAACCGCATCCGCAAACTGACCGAGCGCATGCGCAAGGAAGAGCGCGACCGGCAGGAGGCCACGCGCCTTGCCGAGCAGCTCATGCAGGAAAACCAGCAGCTGAAGACGCGGGTTCAACGTCTGGATACCGGTTACCTGCAGGAGTACGGCGCCCGCCTCGACACGCAGATGGAAAATGCCCGCCGCGCCTACAAGATGGCGGTTGAGGCGAACGACCCCGATGCGATGCTCAAGGCCCAAGAAGCGCTGTACAACCTTGCGGTTCAGAAGCAGCGCTATGATGCGGTGAAGGCTCGCAATGCCGCGCCGCAGGAGCAGCCGGTGCAGCAGCCGCAGGGCCAGCCCGTTGCGCAGCAACCCGTAGTCCAGCAGCCAAAGCGCCCGGAAGACCCGAAGGCGAGAGCGTGGGCCGATAAGAACAAGTGGTTTGGCGAGGATCGCATGCTGACGTCGGCTGCGTTTGCCATCCATGCAACGCTCGTCGAAGACGAAGGGTTTGACCCGCAGTCCGATGAGTATTACACTGAGCTCGACCGTCGTATTCGTTCGGAGTTTCCGAACAAGTTTCGACCGGTCAAATCGGGCGTGGAATCCAGCGTCGCCTCGGCTGGTTCCTCGGCATCCCGCAGCACGAAGCAGGGGCGCGGAACGGTTAAGCTGACACCTTCGCAGGTAGCGATGGCAAAGCGGTTGAACGTACCGCTTACTGAATACGCGAAGTATGTGAAGGAGTGAGAGCGATGACCGATAGAACACCTCGCGCAAGCGAAACTCGCGAAGCAACTGCGCGCCGTAAACCGTGGGCACCGCCCAGCCGCCTCGATGCTCCCAAGGCCCCTCCGGGGTTTGTGCATCGCTGGATTCGGATCTCGGTCCGTGGGGAAGACGACAAGACCAACGCCTATCAAAGGCTGCGGGAAGGTTGGGAACCCGTACGGGCCGACGAATACCCGGACTTCCACGCTCCGGTAATCGATGAAGGCAAGTACACCGGGATCATCGGCAACGGCGGTCTGATGCTGTGCCGCATTCCTGTCGAGACTGCCCAAGAAAGAGCCGCGTATTACGGGACCCGGACCCGCGAACAGATGGTAGCAGTCGATGAGGACCTGATGAAGGATCAACATCCTTCAATGCCGATCAGTCGTAATCGGCAGAGTCGTGTTTCGTTTGGAGGACGCGGAAGCGCCTCCTAGTGTCAACTGAAGGAGTAGTACTATGGCAAACGTCAATGTTGCCTTTGGTCTGCGTCCTGTCGGCGTTGTGGGCTCGGCCTACAACACCACGGGCACGACCGAGTACCGCATCGCTTCGACGAACACCAACGCGATCTATCAGGGTGCTCCCGTCATTCCGCTCAACACCGGCTTCATTGACCGTGTGGGCGCTGCGTCGGGCGGCACCGTGGGTATTCTCGGGGTGTTCTGGGGCTGCGAGTACGTTTCGTCCGTCACCGGAAAACTGACGTTCTCGAACTACTGGCCGGGCTC